AAACGATGCAATGCAAACGCAAGAAGTCGACTGGCATAACATCAACGATTACTCCATAATCGTACCAACAGGAGCTAGAATTAAATATTTTGGCCTTACCTATTCTGCTACTACCGCTGCAAACTACGATCAAGATTATGCAAACGTAGGTGTACAGGATAACTTTAATTTCGATTTATGGAGATCAACCGTTAATGTTTATAGACCCATCTATAAATCTATAACACTTTACCCAAACGTCACAGCATTTAATAATACAGGTATAATAAACGTACAACAATTTAACCCAAACGTTTTATTTGCTGGCAAATTATTACATATGAGCTACGATCAACCAGAAATATTCTTAAAACATCTTGAATGTATGGAAAAACGTGGCATTTTGGAATTTGTCAAAGATTTAGGTGACACAACACAAGGGTTAAATCATTCAGTAGTAAGGGATTATCTAACTATTAAAGGGCATAAATACGGTGGCATAAAATTAGATCCAGCTACCGATGTACAAGTAATTTCATTCCAAAACATCGGATATGAAAGCGACAGCTTCTCACTTGCACCAACACCATCACAAATTATGACCAATTCTATGCGATCATATGCAGATAAATTTGTCAACGGAGCATTTGCAGTACAAAGATTGAACACCGTATCACCATCTTGGTTAGCAGGCGACAATTTATCTATCAGCGGACTTTATGAATGTTATACTTGGACTATCTCTAAAGATGGCCAAAAACATTACGTACCATTATTAGATCAGTTTGGAAAAACAGGAACTGCATTATCTGAAGTACCAATTATGAAAGATACCTTATGGACTAAAGATATGACATGGACAGTAATGCGCATGCAAGGAATCTCATCGAATCAACATGTAACAACAGATGCAGCTGCATCGCCCATTGCAATTAAAACTTATTATGGGTTTGAAGCACAACCAGTATGGAATGGACCATGGAATGGTTTATCCAAAGTAGCACCAAAACCGAATATCATGGCTATGCAAGCATTATTAGATTCCTTCTATGAAATGCCTGACGCAATGCCAATGAAATACAACTCATGGGGTACATTCTTGCCATTTCTGCTTGATGTATTACCAAAAGGTATTGAGCTCGTATCATCATTATTCAATAAATCGAAGAAAAGCGATACGAAACCAGCTGCTACTATACCAAAGCGTCAAAATAACAGACGTAAAAGAACCGGAAAGAACAACAGCA